AAATTTAGTTTCAACGTAAGCAGCAGCAATTGCTAAATGAGAGTCAATAGCAGCAATTGTATTAGCTACAGTTTCAGGAACATAAGAACTAGTAGCAATTTCACTATAGATCTTAGCGTTACCATTTGTAGAAGATACAGCAGCAACAGAAAGAACTACGTTTGCATTACCAGCACTAGCTGAATCAGCAGCACCAACAGATACTACAATTGAGTTAGGAGCTAAAGAAGCGTGAACTACTTTCTCACCAGCTGCAAAAGCAGTACGATCAGCATTAGCTACAACAATAGTTGCAGAACCAGCAGTAGGATCAATAGCTACAGAAGCTGTAGTTAAGTTCCATACTTTAGCTTGAACAAAGTCCTTCAACAAAGGAGCTTCATTAATTTGATCTTTCCACTTTAACAATACAACATTCTGATCTACAGTGTTTGTAGTACCTGCAACGGTATCACAACCTGTATAAGCATCCAATGTTTTGTATAATTGGTGGTTTAAAAAACGTAACGCTGGGCTACCTTTAACGTCTAAACGTAAACGGTAAGTAGCGTCACTGTTAAGTGTAGCTGCAGAAGGATCTACAGATACGATTTGATTTTGAGCAACAGCTGATGTTACTTTAATCAAACGACTGATGTACTTAGGGTTAATTACTTTTGACTTAACTGACTCTTTGTAACCACCGTGAACAGGGCCAATTTTGTCAGAAGCAAAGTAAGAACCTTGAGCCAAGATAAAAGGAGCAGCTTGAGCAGTAACTGCAGCAAACGTTTTGGCATCAAAGAAACCAATTTGTCCAGCAGTTAAAGCAGCAGTTGATCCTGAGCTAGCTAATGTTGTGCTAGCAGGCAAGAATGACTTGCGGAATGCATTAGGAAAATACATAGGGCTTTAATTTAAGGGTTTATAAATAAAAAATTATTTTAAGAATAATAACTTATACTTAGCTGAGTTAACAGAACTCTTTACTAAATCTAAATCGTTTACTATTTCTGAGTAAGGCATAATGGCTTGTAAGCCTTCTACCATTTGTTTTAATTCTCTTAGATATGCTAAACCTTCTTGTACAGAATTAAGCACTCTTGGAGCTACGTCTTGGTATTCTAGAAGCTTCTCAGCAGCTCCTTGGAATCCTTCAGCTAGATCATCAGCATGTCCTGGGAAAGCGTCATAGACTTCATTTAAAGCCTTATGAGCTGAATATGATCCCATTCCGTTAACCTTTAGATGAAGCTTATGTAAACTAGTGCCAGCATTCATAAATTCTGATACACAAGCAGCCACTTTACTTTCTAAAGAACTACCTGTTGGAGCTGAATATGAACCTGGTCTTTGTAACTTTGTCATTGCCATATAATTAACTATTTCTTGTTGCGTTACCTAGGTTTCTCTGATATTGTCCCATATTATCCATATCTCCAGCTAGTATTGCTACAGCATCATCTATAATAATTTCTATAATATCATCTCTTAATTCACAAGTTTGGTTAGCTTTAAACTGTAATCCGTTAGCTGGATCTACACAACCTAATATTTGAACAGCTCTTGGCTTTCTATAATAAATAAGACTAGCATCTTCTACAGCAAATCTATTTGCACTATATATTCTAATCTTATCTCCCATAATTGTACAGAAAGTCTCTGCCCATTCAAAAGAAGGTGATTTAAAACTATCTGATAACATAATATCTACGTTAGCTTCTTCAGCTTGATAGATAGACAATGGGCGTTTAGGACAGCAATCTGAACTAGCATATGCACTCATTCTTACAAAATGTAAGTAGTCATCAGGTATTTTTAAAGATTCAAAGAACAAGTCCAAGTTTTTAAGTTTGAGATCTCTCTCTACTAATAAAACTTGTAAATCATCAATAGCAGTAATACTTTGTTCAGGCAGCTGTTTCATACCGTTGTTACCATGTAACTGTCTACGGGCCCATTCTATCTGAGCTTTATTGAAAGCTTCTGCTATCTGCCAGCATTCTATGTTATCATAGTCCATAGAATCTAACTTATTCAGACGCTGCTTAAACTTTATTTGTAAGGTACTATTGTTCATATTTTATAAAGACCTGGGTGCTGATCTCACGGGAAGCAACCCAGGTACTGTTTTTACTGATTCCAGTATCCTTCTACTTTCTTAGTAAGATTTACCAAGATCTCTTCATTCAAAGGATTCTTTAAATATTCTACCACATCTGAAGGGGTTCTACCCATCATTGTTGTTGTTTCCATGTGGTAAATAAATCCGTCAGCTTTTGTAGCAATGAACTTATAATAACCACTATCTTTTACAATAGCTCTTATCTTTAAAGTTTCCATATCAAGATTGCTTATATCTAAGAATCTCTCTGCGGTCTTTTTCTTATTCTTGTCTACTAAGTCACCATTAATATACTTGTCCATGTTATCATAAACAATATCGTTAGGTGTTGACTTCTTATACTGAGCACTATTAGCATCTAACACTTTAGCAATGTAAAATAACTTATTAGTGTTTTTATCAAATAACTTCTGAAGTTCTGATAAAGCCTTGTTTCTCAACTTCTTAACCTCAGTGTTAAGTGTAGCAGTTTCTTCTAATCTATCTAAATAAAATTTAGGAGGAACTGGCATTTTACGAGCTTCGTCTAAAGACTTAGCTATTATTGAAAACCCACCTGCGTCTATTGCGTAAAGTCTAATAAGATCATAAGGATCTTTGTCAGGCTCTAAAAATACAGGTTCATTACCACATCTTATCTTAATCTTATCCCAGAAATCACTATTATCTGGTTTAAGAAGCTTTACTTTATTCCAAAACTCTTTGTCATTAGCTTCAATCATATTAGCAGCTAACTCTCTTTCAAGTTGTACAATAATACTACGAATACTTTTAATCTTAGCTTCTTGTTCTTCCATTGGTAAGTTCTTTACTTCTGGAGCAAACTCATTAAGACCTGTAAGGTATCTTTTAATACCATTGATTTCTAAACAAGCTAATTGTTCCTCGTGGAACGCTCCGTCAAAAAGACTTAATCCGTATTTCTGTAAACCCATATTGTCTACAGCCGGATCAAAATAAGGACGTATAGCTATGCTAGACTTCTTGTTCTGTGGATACTTTTCCACGATTGTTACACTACTCATATTTGGTTTTTTGGTTTTTATACATGGTCCGAAGACCTAATGTTAGAACCTGTTGAGAGTTGCAAGCTCTCCGGTGATCAGCCAGTCTGCGTACAACAGGTTAGGTTTTCTTAGAATACTATTCTAAGGGAGGGTATAGATACAAGAGCCTGGGAGATTTTACCTCCCAGGATTGTAAGTATTATTAGAATGATCCGCCAGTAACTGGGTTTCTCATAACGATCTTCAATACCTTAGTTGGATCTTTAACCCAAATAGCTGGCATTGTTTGTGTCATGAACACACGGTAACCGTTGAAGTTTCCAGAAGACTGGAAGCCTTGTGTACGACCCATGTAATCCATTGTACCGTTTTGATAGAACCATTTCAATTGATTATCCCAGCTTAACTTCAATAAGTAAATATTGTCGTTAGTATTATCTGTGATATCAAAGATAATGAAATTGTAAGAACTTAATGGGAAACCATCAATGATTGGGTTCTCAATATCATTAGTGTGAATGTTATCAAACGCTGGGTTCAATACAAACTTAACGTTAGCCAAGAAAGGAATAACGTATTGAGTGTAAGCAAAACCAAAGTTTAAGTCCATTCCTTTACCAGTGATAGCTCCAATTTCAGATGCATTAATCACTAAGCCAGAGTTGATAGCTTCTTTCTTAATAGCTTCGTTAACCAATTTCATACCACCTAAACCAGTTTGTACAACTAATTGACGCTTAGGATCTGGACCTTGGAACTCAACTTTACCGTTAAAGAAGTTAAAGATTTCACTCTTGAATAAATCCAAGTTGAAACTACCCTTGTTGTAAATACGCTTGTAAGAGTTATCCAATTGCTTCCAAAGACCTACAGATAATCTGATATCGTCTGGACCATCTTGCTTAACCTTACCACCTTGACCCCACATTAAGTAGGTTTCAATGTCATTTGCAATTTTGCTCAAGTGAGCTGCTTCCATTGTAGTTAAGAATGTACGAGTTAACTGACCAGATTGGTAAGCTTTCTTTACATAATCTTTACCCATTTTAGAAGCCATGTCTTCTAAGTTAGTAACAGAAGGATCAACACTCTTGTCAAAGTTTCTCCACATCTCAATTACAGGAACTGTACCATCAGCTTTCATACCACCTTTCATCATTAAGTCAGCTCTAGAGCTTACAGAATAGTGAACGTGAGCTTCAGCACCACCAACATAGTTGTAGAATTCACGGAAACCTGCATTGATGTTACCGATGTCAGAGAATCTTTCACCGTACTCACCACGTGCAGAACCTTTACGGAAAACTTTAGTACCAACTTTTAAATACTTGTTATCCAAGTACTTAGCATTGTCGTTGTTTACTAACTGTACAGTGTAGATGAAACCGTCACCAGCTGGGATGATATCGTCAGCAGTGATGTACATTTCAACACCATTATACTTGTCATAAGTGATGATATCACCATGACCAAAAGAACGCTTATTCAATTTGATTTTAAAAGACTGACCATCAATACCTTTAGTGGCATTAGCTGATTCAATGTCTTCTGTAATGTAAGGAAGATCCTGCGTTACTGGAATCTGCCATTTGTACTCACCACGAGCATTATCTACAGAGATAACGTTCTTACCACCGAAGCTAGACATCTGGTACAAAGGCATTTCTACTTTTTGTGCCATAGCCCATAAGTCTACAGGACCTAAGTCTGTAGGCTCAGCTGACTTCAGTAAGTTTGAAAGGTGATACGAATCTACGTGTGAACTTGTCTGATAAGTGGTATCACGTAGAAATATACCATTATTCAAAACTGGAGTTGCCATAAGGCTTTTTAATTTTAAGGGTTAGAAATTATAAGAATTATCTTTTAAATATATTTGTAGGTCTTACTAACTTTCTAGATTTTGGTTCATCATCTTCTTGATGACTACTACTAGTTTTTCTAGATTGTTCAGTTTTTAAAGTTCTAACTGTTTGTTCAACAGCTTGATTCTTACCTTGTTTAACTAGATTCTGACGATATGCTTCAGGATCAGAAAGTAACCATAATGCCTCAGCTATTAAAGGATAGTTTGGTTCTACAAACTGATACTTCTCTAACAAATGTCCTAACTGATTAGTAGGTCTTCCACTAATAGAAGGATATTGAGGTTGAACAAGACCACTATATAACTGAGCTTGTGTTTTCTTATCTAACTTAAGACCATTAATTTCTGCAGGTCTTAAAGCTTCAAACACATTTTGCATATAAGCTTCAGCTGCATGCTCTTGTTGTTGCTTTCTAGCTTCTTGCTCAGCAATCTGAGATTGAACAATCTCTTCTTGCATCTGATCTAATTTAGGTTTAAACTGCTTAGCTTTTTTCTCTAAAACACCTAAATCTTTCCACGTTGCTACTTCTTCCTCAATTTCTTCCTGGTTACCAAAACCAGTTGCACTTAAGTAAGATCTTACAATTGCTTCTTGATCATTATCTTTTCTAGGATCTAATTCACGAACTTGTTCAACTGCTGATAATGCTTGGAACATTCCTTTTAAGTCTGTACCACCATCCATTACATATTTAGCAGCATACTGAAGTTCTTCAGGCAAAGATTCAAAAAACTCTTTTGGAGTTTTAGCAGCCACCTCAGACTTCATATTGTCTATATTAGCTTGCCACAACTCTTCTATATCTTTTTCTCCAAGAGTACCTAAATACTCTTCAAGATCTTGTTTAGTTTCATCATAGTCATCAAAGGCAAACATTTCCTTTGACTCTATACGTTTTTTAAGAAACCCTACTAATCCAGATTTATCTGTTTTAGGTCTTCCACCTTTAGACTTTCCATCTTCTTCATTCTCATCATCAAGATTTTCATCTAGACTGTCTATAAGGTCTTTGGTTTCTTCTTTAGTAACTTTAGGTAGGACGTTTCCGTCTTTATCCTTATGTTCTTCATCATCTTCAATTTCTTGATCTAAGAAACTAAGATCTGGTTTGCCCTGACTAAAGATGCTAGGTTTAAGTTCTGTAGTTTCTCCAGTTGGGTTACCTGTTGTAGGGGTAACTATACTGTCTGCTCCAGGTGCTCCTAGCCAACTATCAATGTCAAGGTCTACTTGTTGCACAGATGTCTGTACATTGTTCTGATTATCAGTCATTTTGTTTGGTTTTTATGTGTATCTCTACATTAAAAATATACAACTTAAATCTTAAAAATTTATAATTTTTTAAAATAAAGTATCTAAGGTATGGATAATAGAGCTATAATTATTTCTTCTTCTTGGAAGAAACGTCATATTTGTTCTTATTTTCCCTAGCAATCTGTAATTGCTTGTCAGCTATCTGCTTTTGAGTAAGTAATTTCTCACGATCTAGGTTTAACTTTTGAGAGTTAAAATCCTTTTTACTAAGTTCAGATTCTCTTTTTAAATTCATTTGATCCTGATATCTCTGTTCATTTCTAATACCTTCTAAAGCATCTTGATAATCTGATCTTTTATTTTCATTAATATCTACACCAGATCCATATCCAGCTCCTTTAATTTCAGCAATTGTAATATTAGTTTGTCTATCCAAATCAGCTTGTTCTGCTTTAAACTGCATCTCAGCTTGTTTCTGACGATCTTGAGCCTCAATCATTTGCTGCTGCATTTCTTGCTGCTGCTGCATTTCAGCTTGTTTCTGAGCATTAGTTTTTTCTTCAGCTTGCTTAAGAACACTTGTAAGTTCAGCTATAGACTCAGATTTAATCACATTACCTAAATCATAAATAGAAGCACCAGTAGTATTATTATTAAGAGCTAAAGATTTTAATTGCTCCATAACTGCACGAGAATTAGTCTTAGTTGTACAGAAGATATTAATATCTCTTAATAGAAGATCAGTTCCATTTAACTGGAAGTTTACTTTCTCATCAGCTCCTGTAATGTATTGTAAACGTACATTTGGCTTTTTAGAATGATAGTATTGAGCTAAGTCAGTTCTCATTTGGTGAACTCTTGGCATCAAGTTATCACTATGCTGAATAAAATATTGTTCAGTTTGGGCATAAGAAGCATTCATAGCTTGCTCTATACCTGTAGCAGTTTGCTGTTGAGCAATCTGAGATCCCATACGCTCAGGCGTAAGACCTATAGTTTCAAAAGCTTGGTTCTTAAAATAACCAGCTAATTGTATACGAGATAATAATCTCTGAGTTTGTTCTAAGTTTAACACTTGATAATGCTGGAAATTTAAAGCATTTTCAGTGTTTGTAATAGATGTATCCAATGGTAACATTTGGAAGTTCTTCATTGCCACATAGGCTTTAGCCAGATTATTTTTACCCCAGTCTTCTCCCATGGAGTGACGTGGCAAAGAGTTCTGGTCTAACATTATAACCGTACCTAACTCATCAACTAAGATGTCAGCTATCTGGTTATTTACAATATTGTAACCTATCTGATATGGCTTCATAAGATCAACCAATGAAATACTGCGGGTATTTCTATCCCCATACACAGCACCTTCCACTGGAAGTTTACATCCATATAATGTACTATCACCTTTAAATTGGAAAGGAATCTTACCTGGTTTACCACCATTAAGACCTAAATAAATTGGGTTAATACCACCTGGATTATTCATACCCCAGAATGCAGGACGGTTAGGTCCTATTTTAACACCACCCCAAGTCTCATTAATCCATATCCAATCAATATGTTCTCCATAAACTAAGTTGTCTTTAGACTTTTGTTTATAAACAACTGTATTATATTGAGGTTTATCAGTAACTTTATAAGCTTCTGATATAATATCTTGTATAATTTCTCCTTCTTCTGTAATCTTAGTTAAGTGGCCCACCTTACGTTGACTCTTCCAGTAAATGGTAGATACACGTAATAAATGTGTTTTACCAAAGTCAACAGTATCTTCTGAATCTGATAAGATCCATTCAACTATATCTCCTGTACCAAATTTAGAATCGTATATAGAAGTATATTGTCTATAACCTAATGATGGCATTTGTGTATTCCAATCATGAGATCTTGTAGAATCATAATAACTACCATCATTCTGCATACCTTGGATGGCATAACCTGCTGATCTTACAGGATAAATAGCTTCTAAAGCTTCTAATTGCTCTTGATTCATCATCCAGCCATACTTATCAATAACATCTGATACAGACATCATATCCATTTTACCCACCCAGTTACCCTGAGAGATATAACGTACATCTGGAGACTTATGATAAAAGGTTAGTAACGGATTCCAAAGTTCAAGTTCATAGTCATCTTCATTCATCTTAAAATGCCAGAACTCTCTATCTGTAATAAGCATGTCTCTAAAGGCACGCTCTTCTAATTCTTGTAATTTAAATCTTTCTTCATCCACAGACATTTGATGAGAAGCCCATTGCTCAATCATTGAACGATAGTCTTTTCTAAAAAATCCTTCAATTTCAGGAAGAGATTTTAAATTATCTGGTTCTAAAGCCTTTTGCATTTCTTCAGAATCTAACTCAATGCCTTGATTAAGCATTTCTAGCATCATTTTAGATTCCATATTTCTTAGCAAGACATCTTCAACCATTTGTCTTTTTTCCTCTAACATCTCATTGTAAGAGATATCATCTACAGCTTTAAACATTATTCTTGAACTTCTCTTAGAGAATTCATTACATAATACGTTTATAACATTAGGAATAATAGGATAAAACTTGAGTTCTAAAGCTGATTCATCTTGTTTAGTTAATGTATCTATAAGATCAGCCATCTCATTGTCCTCTTCTACAATGTAGTCTTGTTTGTCTATAATACCTTTAGCAAGGTTATAGTTTTTCATAAGTCTGCGGGCATTGCGTCTAAGCTGCTTCATACCTTGGAACTCTAACCAATCTAGATTCCAAGCTCTCCACTCATCATCCTTCTCTTTTTCAGATATGAATTGAATAGGTTGGGTAAGAGTACCCATCTTATTATAATCAGCTTTTTTACCAGCTTTGAGATCAAGTGCGTTATATATCTGCATGATTCTTAATTGTTTATATCTAAATCAGCTGTAAAAGTTCTAGCTGATCCAGTTAAAGAGTTTGAAGTAGTAAATGTAATTGGATTACCATTAATGGTTCCATAAGGTTGAATAGGCACTGTCCATGGTGTTGTAGTTCCAGTTGACCAACCTGGTGTTGAAACAACTGTTGATTCTACCTCTTCCTCTTTTAAAATAAGCAAAGCTTCCTCAAGTGTGAGGGAACTTTCTTTTATTAAACGAGATAGTATAGCTACTTTTTGAGCGTGTAATGGCATTTCTTGCGGCATTATCTTATATTTTTAAAAGGATTTCTAGGGGGTTGATTACTTCCAGGTCCTCTTTTAGAACTACCCATATGTCTAAAGGGGCTGTAATTTAATTTACTAAATTTTTGGGAGTTAACCAAATTTTCATTGGTAACTTCTACACGTTTAGCCAATCCACGGTTAGATTGTTGCACCTTTGCAAAAGCTATTAGAGCTGAAAAAGCTACAAGTCTATCCACGTTGACACCATCTTGGTAAGCTTGCATTTCTTTTAGAAGCATTGGATCAGGTATTCTCTCCACTCCATAAATGGTTTTTACGATAGTTCCATCAGGTGTAGTTTCTTTATCAAGTTCTTCTTTTAAGAATTCAATAGCGTATGATAATACTGTTCCTTTAAATAATGTACCTACGTTTTTCCATCCATATTCTTGGAATACGTTACGATTAGCCCCAATATCTTTTAAAAATAGGATCATATCCTTAGGAACCAGGTATTTTTGTTTCTTCTTACTAATCATATATTGTATGAACAAAGCTACGTTATTCTCCACAATAGTCCAAGCATTATACCATTCTATAAGTAATTCTAAACGTTCATGAGTTTTATTAATATCATCAAAACGTCCACACCAAGATGCCACTATCTTATCACGCTCTATACTATTCTCTACATTACCATTTCCAGAGTCTTTAATGATTTCTACAGGATTCTTATATACATATATGGCACATAATGAATCTGATGTAGTTGTCTTACCTTCTCCCACTGGATCTACAGAAGCATAATACATACCAAATGTGGGATCTTTATGGGGTCTTTCATAAATACATAGCACTCCTTCTTTGTCTTCCGTCTTTTTAGATATAGGCCATTCCGTAATTGGGATCTTTCTAGATGGTTTATCTATAATCTTTCCTTCCGCATTTCTGGATAGTTCAAGATATTCTACAGGATATTGCTTATCCTGAATACGTTGTTGCTGTTTAGAAATTAAATGAGGAGGAAATATAGAAAGCTTTCTTGTAGCAAAAGCTTCTTCTATAGTACGAGGATGCTGAGATACTTCAAGTTGATAAGCTGCCGGTTCAAGATCTTTTTTAAGCTTTACAAACTCTTCTTCAAGTGCATCAAGAGCTTCTTGTACAAGAGAGTTGCCATACTGATCTATATATGGAGGCATTGACCATTGCTCAGGAATAAATAATCCTGTAATACCAATAGTTCCTGTTTTATCTATAAGATTAGACTTTACACCATAGAATCCATTTTCTTCTGGTTTGTCTATATAAAGTTTTAATGGTTCACATTGATCAAGATCACCGACAGATCCTGCAGCAATAAACTGACCTGTAATCATATGACCAGACTTAAGTGCTGGTTTCATGAATCCATATGTATCATTCATATTAGGAGCAATACCTGCCTCCTCATGAAAGAAGTAAGTTACAGGACCACCGACACCATTTGTAGGATTCTTTTCAAATGAGTAGGAGTTAATAGAAGATTTTAATCCTCTATATGTATCACGTCCATTTACTCTCACTTTAATCTGTTGGTTCCATGCTCCCACCTTATCAGGTTCAGCTGGTCTATACCAAGCAGTATGTTGGTTAATAAAGTTTTTATATTCTTCTAAGAATTTCCAAGAACCTTTCTCGTTAATATAATCTTTAAGACTAGCACCTATCTTTAATACAGCTCCTGATTCAAATACCCATTGGTTAATAAGCTTAGCCATATGAAAATAAGAAGAGGCTATCTGACGTTTCTTTAATATAACAGCATGCTTCCAATGTAATTCTGCAAGATGTTCATAAAGAGCCATGTGATATTGGGCATCTCTTATCTTAGCAAAGTCAAAACGTTTTTCTTCCTTATCATAAATAGGCAAGAAGTTTAACCACATGTAATAATCTCTAGAGACATACCAGGTGGTATCTTCACTATGTACTATAATACCATTACGACATTTATGTTTCTGATCATCCCAATATTTAATAAAGTCTTTAGTCTTCACAGGGGCAGAACAGTAATATCCTTGCTTTTGAAACTTACGTCCCTCAGCATTAAATATTTTACTCACCTCATCAAACTGATATTCCCCAGGTTCTTTAAATAAGGGTATAAGAAAGTCTCGGAATTCCTCACGTGAATAAAACACAGTGGTATCCCAAGACCCATCTTTATAAGTGGGCACCTCCTTATATATATCGTTATTTAATTTCTCCACGTGTAAGATCTTCTATCATTCCTACATCACCTTTTGTACGGTGAAGCATGTCTAATAGTGTGTTTAAATGTTTGCTTCTTAATACAGCATGATGTTGACTATTACTCCAATATTCATTACAAACGTTTCTTGGAACAGCATTCCATAACTGAGTGTATGGATTAAAGTGAAATACCCAATCATTCATGTAATCTGATTCTGGTCTTAACTCTTCACCAATAGCGGCAAACTCTTTGATTTCTAAATCTGTATACACTTCTGTTTTCATAACTATATGTTTTTTAAACTATGAACTACTTGCTTAAACAAATAATCTTTAGCTTGTTGTTCTTTAGGTAATAAATCAAATGATACAATACATGGATGCTGTTTCTTTTCTGCATCTTTTTCAAGCCCATATACCCATCCATCTTCTATTTTTTGTTTCATCCAACTATTATGTGAAGCATCTGCTCCAGCATCTGGGTTTTCCATATGAAATATAACTCCTAATACAGCAGATTCTTTCTGCCATTGTGGGGCATCTTCCCAACTTGTTTGACTGTTATCTCCAAGAGCTTCACAATAAGACTTGTTAATTTCATGTGCAACTTGTGCAATCTGTTCTACTTTCATTTTTTTTTAATTTAATATATTAGCTGTAGGAGAAGGACTCGAACCTTCAAACAGTGATTCAAAAAGTAGCATAGTGCTTGCAAGCTGGTGGTCAACCCCGTACTACTTTTCTATTTCATGATCTGTGCCCACGAGACGAGTGGGTGTGTATGCCTAAGTATACTGAGATACTTTTTTTCACCATCCTACAATGTTGTAACTTATTACGTCAGTGGAAAAGTTACCAAACCATCTAGCTTACGATCTAGCTCTTGTAGTGTGCCTATTTAATAAATAAGCCTTAGAGGAACTACGACCCCGTGTACTTAGGGAACATTATCTTTATTGATCATATGCTAAGTCTTGTCCTCCTCTTACAGAAGACTGTTGTTCATCCATTAAGTCTTTATAAATTCCTTTATAAGATTGTCTTACAGAATCAAACTTCTCAGCTATTCTAAGAATGCCTACAGCTGATCCGTCTCTACCAAAGGTAGGGGTTTCTGTAGCTAAAACCTTTCCTAAATTATCAAGAGCAGTTTTAATACCGTAATAAGCTCTAGATGTTTCTGTCTCATACATCTGCTTACATCTCTTTAATGCATACACTATAGCATCATCTTCTGGTGAAAACTCACCATCCACTTCATCTAATATAACTTCTTCTTTCTCATTCTCTGGAAAGTGAAAGAAAGGATTTATATCTGGATTAGGACAAGTCATGTAGAACAAGTATGTATACACCTTTAAATAATCTAAAGGATATTCTGTCATAATGTTCTTAAGGAACTTTAGAGTGTAACAATGTTCACTTGCTGTTACTTGTCCATTCTGTATATCAAATAATCTTACCATTATTTCCAATGTTTATTTTCCCTTTCAAAATAAAAGGTTAAGTCTTGCTTAGTATCGTCATAGTATTCTGCTACAACGTCACTTTTAAATCTACTTCCTATATTTTCATATAAAGATGTAGTAATAATCTCACCTGTTACTTTTTTCTTAAATAACTTAGTAAGCCATGTATAGTTTCCACCACGGATCACTCCTGCTTCTACAAAAAGGTAATATTTATAAAAGTCATCTGAAAACTTAAACCAGTTATCTATATCTTGATCTGCTTTTCTTACATATGGATATTCATCTTCATCAGGATAGGGAACATGAATTGGTAATACATCACACATTTCTCCATCTACACTTAAGTTATGAGCTAAATGCATTGCCACTGTAGCTGAATAATCAGGACTCACCATAACAAGAAGAGTGTTATCAGAAGAAACATCTGGATAGGTTTCTGATAACTTTTTAGAAAGTACATTGATAAGTTTTCTTTCTTTAGTATGGGAAACTATTAGTTCTTTTCTCATTAATATTTAGGTTTGAGTTTTTTTCTATTATCTTCTAACCAATGTATAAGAGCAATGGCTTCTGCTTTTAAGTATGGTACATCATAAGGAACAACGTCTCTTACAATAGGATCACCATTAGAATCTAAAGCTGTAATAGGATTATCATATTTGTCTCTACCAGATTCTTCAAATAAAATATGATGCAAAGTGAGGGTTCCTGGTTTTAGCTTTGGATTATGTTTTAGTATCATATACATATACATACTCAATTGTAGTGCATAATGCATCAAGTTACAATCATCTAAATGAGAAAGAGGAGATGACATCTTATCCACTTTACCTTCCCAGTTAGTAAACCCCTCAGTCTTAATTTCTTTATTAGTCTTATAATCTGTAATATGCACTTCTCCTTTAATCACCTCAACAAGATCTGATTGACCACATATGCCGGCTGATTTTAAATAAACTAAATGTTCTGGATATATACCATCTGTAAGTTTCTGATTAGGAGAATATTTAGATCCATCTTTCTCTATAGGTTTAAATACAGGAATTGTAACACCATGTCTTTCCATATTGTTAAGTTCACAAATATCTGCTTCTCTACAGTTGTGATACCATGTTCCTAATGTCGTAGCACGAAGAGCTTCTGCTTTCCATGCTGCTTTAATATCTTCAGGAGTCATTCCATACCACTTAGATTTTTTAGACTTAGAAGTTTTTTCTGCAATAGTATCTGCATCAAATGGCTTCTTAAAGTTTCCTATAAAAGAAGTGACAGATAACCAATCAGTTCTATCTGTTACATCAATACTTCTATACTTATGATCTTCTGGTGTAAATATCAATATACTCATAGTCCTAGTTTTTGGTTAATAACGTCTTCTTCTTCTTGTGTCACTTCTGCTAACCAATAACCCTTAGGACATTCTGAAGATAAAGATCTTGTCTTAAATGTAAGACTACAACCACATCCACCTTTCGTTTGATCACAACAAGGAGCAGTTCCTCCCACCATGCATCCATCTCCTTGCATATCTAGAAGTGCACATTTAAAACAAACTTGCATTCTCTGTTGTGCAATTTGCTCAACATCTTCTTTCTTAAATATAGAATTAGTCACACCTTCTAGTATCTGTCCTTTACTCTTCCAAACCCTTATTATGTTCTCTCGTAGACTCATGTGATTGTATTTTATGTAGTTTAATAAAATCCTTTCTTTGCTGTTCTTCTTCCATCATCTTCTTAATAGCCTTTAGATCAAATAACGTTTCATCTGTTCTAAACCTAGT